CGTGCGCGGTGGGGCCAATGCCGTGGTAGAGCCGCAGGGCGGTGAGTGCTGCATCTTCGAGTGGGCCTTCGTGCCATTCGGATATTTTGATGGCTACGGCATGGGGGATGCTGAAGGTGATGGGCCGCATGGGGTTGGTGTCTGGAGTCATAGTAGTCCTCGGGGTTGGTGAGGTGTGGATGATATCACATATCTAGTGGTGGTGTGTACGTTACAGCCGCACAGAAAGTGCGTTTTATGTTACAAAGGCCGAGTGGGGACATACTAACGGCTGGGAGCCCCCTGAAATCACCATTTGCGGAGTGACGTGGTTTTAGCTCTTGCTATGTGTGTACGTTGCAACGGGGTTTTGAAACCCTACCAGCCTGCCCGGGCCCCCCAAAACTTTTAAGCTTAAAATTTCGTCCACATGCCAAGAGCAAACGACCAAAGCTTCCCAAGGATTGGTATGATTAAAAGTCTGTACGCCCGTAACACACATACAATAAATAAATAATATATCTCTATCTCTCTCTCTTCTCTGCTGTTTTTGAGACCTGCAGTATTACAAAATAGGCATGGTATTATCTTTACTTTGATGCACAGGCGTTTTGTAACACGGGACACCTGTTTTGTGCATTGTAACGCATACTACCAATAGCTTTAAGCTTAAAAGTTTCGCCGGGTCGGTGCGCCCTCCCTCGCCCTCGCCTGCCGCTGCACGCACTCGCCCTCTCGCTCTCCCCCACGGTCCGACTACTATGACGCGCCCCGCGCGGCGGCGGGGCCAGAAAAGTCCAGACGAAAAAAAGCCCGCCGGGTGGCGGGCCTAGGGTTAGCCAGTAGGGGTTAAGCGGGTGTGTGGCGTCCCTTGTATACAATAGCGTAATCGACACCATAGGACTGGCAGATTTCGATAAGCTGAATGTCCAATGTCGTGCCCGAATGGATAACAACATCCCTTGATTCAGGGTCAATGATATCGCACATAAGCAACCGGCCGTCAGAGTTTTCAATTGGCAAAGTGGTTTTGCCTGTCATGTTGATTCCGCAATCCAAAGCATGTTGAAAATACAATTCATTCATTTGGTTGTTCCTTTAAGATTAAAGGCCCGGCCTAGGCCGGGCCGGGTTGATTACTTCGCCAACACTGTCTCTTTAAAGTCAGGCCATGTGTCAACGATCAGGTCAACCAAATCAGCCGCAAAAATTGACTGATTCAAAATCCGGGCTTGTGCCAATGCTTTTGACAAGGTTTTGTGAAGCGCGGGGATGTCGGTTGTCTCCACTTTGCCGGATGTCGTGGGCTTCGCTTCGCTTGTGCCAGTGGTGTCAGGCTTCGCTTTGTTGTTGTTCAAGTCACGCTGAAAGGGAATGCCCTGTTCAAAAGCAATCCAAAACGCTGATTGATAAGATGCTGCCGATGACTTGGAGATAAAACCCTTTTCGCAAATGGCATCGAACATGGCTTTGATCTGCCCGCGCGCTTCGTTGGTCTTAGCATTGCCCTTCATGAAAAGGGGCTTGGGTTGGTCACAAGCAATCAGCATAGCGTCAAGGGTTGCTTGAATGGCTTGATCCTGTGAGGTGCGCGCCTTGGCAATAGCCTTGGCTTCGCCTTCGAATGACTTGATGACAGCGGAAATGAGGGATTGATTGATTACTGACATTTGATTTACCTTTTGGTTGTCTGAATCGGAATTGATTCAGAGCCTTTAATGTAACTCAACCATAGCTAATTGTCAACCCCTATACCTATGTTCTAACCTTAAAAGTCCAGCCGCCGCGACCCACCCGTACCCGGCCCCCCGCGCTGTGAACTGGGACTCCGCGCGTGCCTTTACGCTGAGTGGCGTATCCGCCACCACCTCTCAAAATCCAACCTATACATAACTAAATCCCCCCACAGGAAACACCCCCCATGCAAAAATAAAAGCCATTCCAAAAATTTCACTATACAATTTGCCCAACAACCCGGAGTGCGATTCCCTCCCATGTATCAAACCACCATCGACTACGACATCCCGATCGCGGACTACGCGCCGACTTTTGAGTCACTGGAGACCCGAGTGGCTGCAGCCATGGCTGCAATCGTGGACACCGACAGCCTGCCAGACCCGTCCGAAATCACGGAATTCGACAAAGACAACGCCCGCGACATCTTTGCAGGCAATAAGTTGGCCTCCGACGAGGACCTATCCTCTCCACAAACGGTTGTATACCTGCAGTCCCTGCTCAACGAGTACGACAAGGTGGTGGTCAAGTCCGCATCCCAGATCAGAACCTACGTCACCAACAAGTTGATTGCCGAGACGGCCAACCCAGACCCCCGCATCCGCATGAAATCGCTGGAATTGCTGGGCAAAATCTCAGACGTGGGGCTGTTCACGGACAAAACCGAGATCACCATGCGCCACCGGCCGACCGAAGAGCTGGAACAACTGCTGCGCGAGCGCTTGACGCGTGTCATTGAGGGGGAAGTGGTGCCAAATGGCACCTCCCACATGCCAGAAATCTCCGTAGACGACGTGGACGCCAAGTAAATCATGGAATTGACGCCCCAAATCATCGAAAAGCTGGTCAAGAACATGCCCCGGGAGGAGGCTGCCGAGCTTTTGGCCATGTTTGACGAGTTGGAGGAGCGCAAAACGATCGCTGCAGCCCAAGACGACTTCTTGGCGTTCATTGCGGCCATCGACAAGACCTACAAGTTCGGCATCCACCTCAAACGGCTGGGCCACCTCCTCATGGACGTTGAGCAGAACATCAAAAACCGGATTGCCGTGTCTATGGCACCGCGTATGGGCAAGTCCCAGATGATCTCGATCTACTACCCGGCGTGGTACCTCGGCCGTCACCCGGACCACAAGGTGATTGTGGCATCACACACTGCAGATTTGGCGATCGTCATGGCGCGCAAGGTGCGTAACCTGATCCAGTCGGCCGAGTACGCGCGCATTTTCCCCAAAACCAAGATTGCCTCGGACGCCAAGGCCGCTGCCCAGTGGAACACCACTGACGGGGGCGAGTATTTTGCGATCGGTGTGGGCGGCGCGCTGGCCGGACGGGGTGCACACCTCATCATTGCCGACGACCCGCTGTCTGAGCAGGACATCAAGGCAGGAAACACCAACTCACTGGATAACGCCTACGAGTGGTTCAGCGCTGGTCTGCGAACGCGTCTGATGCCGGATGGGAAGATTTGCGTGCTCCACACGCGCTGGCACCAGCGGGACCTGATCGGTCGACTGCTCAAAGACTCTGCCATGAATGAGGGCGGAGACAACTACGAAGCGTTTGAGTTCCCGGCCATCCTGAACGAAGGCACCGAGAACGAGAAATCCATCTGGCCAGAGCAGTGGACGATCGAATCCCTGCAACAAACCCGGGCGTCGATGCACCACATCATGTGGCAGTGGTATGCCCAGTACCAGCAAAACCCCACCGCTGCCGAAGCTGCGATCATCAAGCGTGACTGGATCAAGTGGTGGACCGGCGACGAGCCGCCAGAGTGCGAGTTTCTTGTGCAGGCGTTCGACACGGCGCTCACCACCAAGCAGCGCTCGGACTATTCGGTGTGCCATACGTGGGGCGTGTGGTTCAACGAGGTCGACAACACCCAGAACGTCATCCTGCTCAACTCTGTCAAGGGCAAGTACGAGTTCCCAGAGCTCAAGGCGATGGCCCACGAGCAGTACGCGGACTGGCAGCCGGACTCCGTGATTGTGGAAGCCAAGGCCAGCGGCCAGCCGCTGATCGACGAGATGCGCAGGTCGGGCATCTTCGTGCAGGACTTCAGCCCGGGCAAGGGTCAAGACAAGATTGCGCGGCTCAACGCGGTGGCCGACATGTTCGCCTCCGGCCACGTCTGGTTCCCCGAGACAGCGTGGGCGGCCAAGGCCGTCGAGGAGATTTTGGCGTTCCCGGCCGGTGAGCACGACGACGAGGTGGACACGATGACTTTGGCCTTGATGCGCGTGCGAAAAGGTGGCCTGTTGCGCCTGAGCACCGACCACGAGGATAATGACGGCTTCCAGCGGGCCCGCCGGGCTGCATATTATTAGGATTTACCATGGCAGCAAACAGCATGACCTCTTCGCTCACTCCGGCCCCGTTGGGTTTGGACGCGCTCTCAGGCATTACCCCAGACGACACCCCGGACATAGAGATCATGATTGAGGACCCCGAGGGCGTGCAGATTGGCGTCGACGGCCTGACCATCGACTTGATGCCGGAGGACGAAACGGACGAGGACTTCGATGCCAACTTGGCCGAGTTCATGGACGACGGGGAGCTGGGCACACTGGCCAGTGACCTGCTGGGAGAGTACGACTCCGACATTGCGTCCCGCAAAGAGTGGGCGGACATGTACGTCAAGGGCCTCGAAGTTCTGGGCATGAAGTATGAAGAGCGCACCGAGCCTTGGACTGGCGCGTGCGGGGTGTACTCCACGGTGTTGACCGAAGCGGCCATCAGGTTTCAATCTGAGACGATCATCGAGACGTTCCCATCACAGGGGCCCGTCAAGAC